TGCGTCGTTTGGCGGTTGTGATGCCAAAGCCAGGACGCGCCCACATCGACAACGAACAAATCGAATCCGCGTCGTGGGAATTCGCCGCAAATCAAATCGATCAACCCCGTGGTTGGATTCGCACGGCATTCGTTGCCGGGGCGCAATGGGCCATTGAACAAAGCAAACAAACAAAATGAAAAACAATGCCAACAATACCAAAGGGACAACGTCCGCCGTGGGTGAAATCATCACCAAAACCAAAGTCGCCGGACGCCGATTTTTACGGGTCGGGCGCATGGAAAAAGATTCGCGGAATGTTCATTCGGGCGAACCCTGCGTGTGTGGATTGTGGACGGTCTGCAAATGTGGTTGATCACATTGTACCAATTCGCGACGGTGGTCCGCGTTTTGACATGGCGAATTTTCAATCGTTGTGTCACAAATGCCACAACGCCAAACGAGGAAGGGAATCACATCAAGTGAAAAAACAATAAGTGTTGCACAAAAACTTTAGGAGGGGGGGGTTAAATGCTAATGAATCAACGTATTACCATCGCCGCCTCAATCCCGTTGACGTGTGGACGAAACTTGGGCGCCAAAAGTCCAATTCACAACCAATTGAAAATCAGTAAATTTGTAAAATATGCCCGGCGGAAGACCCCCAAAACCAACCAACCTAATCAAAGCGAACGGCACGTTCAAAAAACACCGTCACGCCGACCGATTGGAATTGCCAAACGCAACACCGACGATGCCGTTTGTGTCGGGCGATGTGGCAACGCAAACATTCGCGCACTTGTCCGAACGTCTTTCACGGTTGGGCGTGTTGTCCGATCTGGACGGTTACGCATTGCAAATGTTGGCCGACGCGTGGGAAGATTATACCGCCGCGCGGGACGTGGTCCGTCGGTTGGGCGCAACGTATGAAACCATCACCGAGGCCGGGCAAGTGATGATAAGACCACGGCCCGAAGTCGCGATGTACCAAAACGCATGGGACCGAATGAAAAAAATCATTGGTGAATTCGGGTTGACGCCGTCTTCGCGAGCAAAACTTGGCAAAAAAGACGAAGTCGAAGACGTTGACGATATGTTTGCATGAAGACAGTGAATTCAATATCAGGCGGCAAAACGTCCGCGTACATCGCCGCAAATTACCCCGCGGATTATGATGTTTTTTCTCTTGTTAGAATTTCCGACCCAATAGCAAAGTTCCCGGACGAAGTTATTCGGAAGCAAATCGAAGACCGAATCCAAGCGCCATTCATTGGCACGGCCGAGGATGATACAATCATTTATACGATTTTGGATTTGGAACAATTCATCGGGCGTGAAATCACTTGGGTGACTGGAAAGACCTTTGACCAAATAACAACAAGAAAAGACAAGGTATATCTTCCAAACAAGGTTCAGAGATTTTGCACGGTTGAAATGAAAATAGAGCCAATGTTTTATTGGTGGGCCGAAAACGTTGGCGAACCAATTGAAACGCGAATTGGATTCAGAGCGAATGAAAAACGCCGCGCGGTCAATATGTTGGAGCGATGCAATGAGAATGGATTGTCAGAATTCAAAGCAACATTTGGAAAACATCCAGACGGACGCAACAAATGGGAAAATGTAGCATATCAAAAGCCGTCTTTTCCGTTGATTGATGCGAACATTTACAAAGATGCGATTGAAGAATTTTGGAAAGACAAACCCGTTCGTTTTGCCTGGATGAACAATTGCGTTGGATGTTTTCATAAAAACCCATTGCTATTGAAAAAGATGTGGGAAAAACACCCGAACAAATTGGAATGGTTCGCGAAGCGCGAACGTGAAAGCACGAACAACGCCACATGGCGAAGCGACGTCACATACGATTCAATTAAATCGTGGAACCCACAATTTGAATTGTTTGACACGGATTTCAACGAATGTGATTCGGGATATTGCGGACTATGAAATACCATTTCGACCCAACCAAAGCCGCGCGCGTTGTTCGATTCATCGAAACGCAATGTTCCCACGTCAAGGGTGAATTGGCCAAACAACCTTTCATTTTGGAACAATGGCAAATCGACGACATCATCAACCCGCTTTTCGGGATGGTGGACGAACACGGAATCCGGCAATACCGAACGGCGTTTTTGATGTTGCCGCGGAAAAACGGCAAATCCAATTTGATCGCCGCCATCGGTTTGTATCTGTTGTTCGGCGAAGGTGAACCCGGCGCGGAAATCGTCACGGCCGCCGCCGACCGCGGCCAAGCCGCGATCATCCACGAAATCCAAAAACAAATGATTTTGAATTCGCCCGAAATGGCGAAGCGCTGCAACGTGTACCGAAATTCCATCGTGTTGAAAAAAGACGCGTCATTCATCCAGGCCCTTTCAGCTGATGCCGACACCAAACACGGGTTCAACTGTTCGGCGGTGTTGTTTGATGAATTGCACAGTCAACCCAACCGCGAATTGTGGGACGTGTTGAACACATCCACCGGCGCCCGCCGCCAACCGTTGGTGTTGGCCATCACGACCGCCGGACACGACAAACAATCGATTTGCTACGAGGTGTACGATTACGCATTGAAGGTTCGCGACGGCATCATCGACGACGCAACGTTTTTGCCCATCGTTTACGAAGCGCCATCCGATGCCGACATTTTTGATCCAAAGATTTGGGCGATGGCCAATCCAGGGTTGGGCGTCACTATCAAAAACGATTATATGTTGACCCAAGCGCAAAAGGCCAAAACATTGACAACGTACGAAAACACGTTTCGTCGTTTGCATTTGAACCAATGGACGTCGTCAGAGGAAAAATGGTTGTCCGATGACGATTGGATGTCGGGCGTTGAATCGTTGCCCGACCTTACCGGGCGCGAATGTTTCGCCGGGTTGGATTTGGCCGCCACCGAAGACATCACCGCATTGGTGTTGTTGTTCCCATTGGACGACGGCAAATTCGCGGTGTTGTCGAATTTTTGGGTGACGGATTCCGCGGTCGACAAACGGCGCGGCCGTGTTGGCGCGGACTATTCGGCGTTCGTGAAATGCGGCGAACTGAAAGCCACGCAAGGCAATTCGACCGATTACCGGGTTTTGTTCAACGACATCAAAGCATTGGCCGACCGATACAAAATCCGACAAATCGCGTTTGACCGTTGGAATTCATCCACGATCATTCCGGACATCGTCGACCACGGAATCGAATGTTTGCCGTTCGGGCAGGGATTCGCGTCAATGTCCGCGCCCATCAAAAACCTTGAAGTCGTTGTGCGGTCCGGCAAATTGAATCACGGCGGGAACGGCGTGTTGCGTTGGATGGCGTCCAATGTCCAAGCCAAACGCGACCCGTCCGACAACATCAAATTCGACAAATCCAAATCATCCGACAAAATTGACGGAATGGTCGCATTGGCGATGGCGATGGGTTCGTACATGATGTCGCGCGAAACGCCGTCGGGCGATTCCGTGTACAACGAACGCGACATATTCATTTTATAATCAACGGATTATGGCGGTCAACTTAAACAAAACATTCAAATCCGAAATGGCGACCGCGTTGTCGTTTTGGTGTGTGTTCATTGAATTCATTCGGGACGGCAACAACTACCGGGACGCCTACGAAAACGCCGAGGAATTGCACGAAATTGAATACCAAAGACGTCGTTTTGCGTCTTATGATTCGTTCCGAACATACATCAAAAAGCATTTCAAAAACAACCTAAAAAACCACAAACGATGAACGCAGAAAGCGTGATGAAAAACCACGAAAAAACGATGCAAGAAATCGACAAAGTTTTGTCGGAATTGCGGTCGGTTTTGGAGGCCAAGAATTTAGCGTATGGCGATTCGTTGCAGAACCCAACACCGACGTTTCACCGTGGTCGTGTGGCGGACGGAATTTGCGCCAGGATGGACGACAAATTGGGACGGATTCGCCGGGTCGGTTTGTCGGACGTCACCGAAGACACGTTGATGGATTTGATTGGCTATGCGGTCCACTTGGTTGTCGCCACACGCCGCGCCGAGGAATCGACATCGACGGGCAAAAAATAAGTGTTGATGTGTGTGGGTGTGTGGTTGTCGGTGTGGGTGTGGGTGTTAGGATGGATGGGCCCCCCTATGGGGGGTCCCATACCTTCCCATC